ACCGCGCGCACGCCGTCGCCCTCGGCTGGCAGGCCGGCCTCCTCGGCCCGGCCCCGAAGTCCGTTGGTCGCCGGTGAACACCGCGACCGTGCTGTTCCTCGCGTGGTTCGTCCTCGCGCCCGCGCTGCTCCTCGGCCACCACCTCATCCCCCCGTACCTCGACGAGAAAGACCGCCCATGAGCCGCGCCGCCCGCATCCTCCAGGCTCTCGACGTCGCCGCGGCCTTCCTCCTCGTGGTCGTCGCCCTCGACTACCGCACGCACGGCGAAACCCTCCTCGCCGTGCTCCTGGCCGCCGCCGCGCTCCTCGCCCTGATCGCTGCGCTGCGGGCCGAAGCGCTCGCCGAGGCGCACGAGCACGTCGACGTCCTGCACGACCAGCTCGTTGACGCTCGCCGCCGCGAGACCGCGCACCGCGAGTCCGCACTCCGGGCGTGGACCTCGCTCGGCTGGATCGACCTCGACGGCGCGTGCTGCCTGCGCGGGTGGGAGACGCGAGGCGCGGACCACGACCTGACCACGTGCATCTACCAGGAGCCGACCCGATGACCGACAGCCCCGCCGCCGACCTCCGCGAGCGCGTCCTCCACGCGCTGCGGACCGCCCGCGTGCCCCACACTCCGCGAAGCCTGCCCTTCCCCGCCCACCACCAGCCCGGCGGTGACACAGGCGGCTTCGGCTGGTGCGCGCTCTGCGCCCGCGACGCCGATGCGCTCGCCGACGCGGTCCTCGCCGTCCTGCCCGCGCCCGCCGACCGGACCGCCGAGGTCGAGGAGCTGCGGACCGAGCTGGAGCGCCGCACGCTCATGCTCCAGGCCAGCCGCGACCAGGTCACCCGACTGACCGCCGACCGGGCCGCCGTGCTCACCGACGACGAGCGGGCGATGCTCACCTACGCCCTCGACCAGGCGCAGGAGCACAGGTCGCGCGAGGGGTTCACCGACGAGGACCAGGCCGCCGTGGACTCGCTGCGCCGCCTGACCACCGAGGCGCCCGGCGGTGACCGGTGAGCGCCCACCCGCGCTTCTTCCAACAGCTCTCCCGAGAGCTCGCAGCCGCCAGCAACCCGACCCGACGCGACGAACTCCTCGACTACTGGATCGACTGCCGAGACCGCGCCACCGAATGGGACGCCCACTGCTGGGGCTTCAACCCGGACACCTGGTGCGCCAATGAGCGCGCCGAGATGGAACGCCGCGCCAAGGCGAAACCGCCGTCCGGATGAGCGTCCGTCCCGATCCGGACCGTCCGGACACCGATCCACCACAGACCCCTGACCAGCCCGGACACCGATCCGGACACGCAAGCCCACGACGAAAGGCACCCACCATGGGATGGTCCAGCGCCAACCGCATCTTCAACCCGATCGCCCGCGCCCTCCAGGACGCCCACGTCCCCGACGACAGCAAGCGCAAGATCCTCGGCGACCTCATCGACGGGCTGCAAGACGGCGACTGGGACACCGAAGACGAATCCCTGGAAGGCTTCCTCGACGACCCGGCCGTGGTACTCGCGTTCGCCGACCACGGCGTTCACCTCAGCGACCGCCGGTGCTGCCGCGCCGCGCTCGCCGACGACCCGCGCGCCCAACTCCTGGCGATGCGCTCCGACGAGGTCGACGAAGCGGAGATGGTCCGCGCCCTCGACGCCTTCGTGGGCGCGCCGTACCGCGAGCGCGCCCACCTCCTCGCTCTCCTCGCCGCGATGACCTCGGGTGCCGTCCTCGCGCCCGCGCCCGACGTCGACGAGCCCGGCTGGCAGATCCTCTTCCTCACGATCGGCGACCAGCAGTGCTCCTGGCACATCGCCCCGGCCGACATCGACCTCTTCGCCTTCGTCGAGCACGTCCCCGCCATCGACCCGCGCGCGCAGTGGGACGGACACACAACCGCCGAGAAGTACGAGCGGATCGCCGAGCACGCCGCCGAGCTGGCGCAGCACTGCGGGCCCGAGTGCGCCGAGATGCACACCGAATCGGGCCGCTGCGAGATCGCGAGAAACCGATGACCACCTGGCTCGCCGTCCTCGGCCTCACCATCCTCGGCTTCCTAGCCCTGCCCTGGCTCGCACTTGCCTTCCAGCGCTACTGCGACGCCGTCAACCGCGTCGCCCACCGCCGCCACGGCAACCGCCGCTGACCGCACCCCCACCAACAAGCCATAGGAGAACTGATCATGGCCGCGATTTCAATTCACACCGTGATGCTCGCCTGCGACGGCTGTGCGGCCCGTCTACGGGACGGCGAACAATTCACGAGCGCAGCCGACGCCCGCGGCGCCGCATATGGCGAAGGGTGGCGCTTCCCACCCCGACTCAGCCGGAGCACCGGCAAGCCGCTCACACACGCCGCTTCCGACGTCTGCCCGACCTGCCTGCCCACATGGGAGCAGCAGACCACGGGCACCTCCGGACGCGGATACCAGCGCCACGACGGCACCGTCCGCCTCTCCTGACCCGACGCGCAGCAGGGGGCGCGCCTCTCGTCTCCCCAGACCAGGCGCGCCCCACGGTGCTCCCACCGTACCGCCCCTGACCAGCCACGGAGCACCCACATGACCAGCCCCGCCACCCACCTCCGCACCGTGATCCTCCACTGGCCGGACCTCCGCGAAGCCCTCGCCATCCCCGCGATGGTCGGCGCCTTCGGACTCGGCCTCCACGGGTACCTCGCCCACCAGGGCGACCCCGCCACCGAGGAGTACGAGCGCGCGCACGCCAAACACCTCCGCTCGAAGGAGCGCGACCCGATCCAGCTCGGCGAGCGGCCCGCCCCCGTACGCATCCCGGTGCTCGACACGATGCGCGAGGTCGAGGAGGCCCTGATCGAGCAGGCCGACGTCGTCGCCTCCGCCGTGCAGCGCCCGCCGATGCCCCTCGCCCCGCCGACATGGCCGGCCGCAGACCGCGCACGCCGCGACCAACTCGCCCGCGCCGACGCGCTTGACCCGCGCCGCTGGAAATGGACCGGGCACCGTACGGCGCAGTACGCGGCGCTCTGGCTCCTCGCCCGCGTCGAGAGCAAGCCAGGTCCCTTCGCCGCGCTCACCGAGGCGCAGCTCGACGAGGTCACCCGGACCGCGCACGCGTGCGCCGAGCGCGTCGAGCGCGCGCTCGACATCAGCAGCGAGCGGCGCGCGTTGGAGCGGCGGTGCGCGTGCGGGGGCCGGATCGACGTGCACGGCGGGGCCGGGCGGCTGCCGCTCGCGCACTGCACGGGGTGCGGACGGGTGTGGACGGAGAGCGGGCAGGCGGCCTAGCTGTCGCTGTCGGCCTTCTTCACCAGCTTGCGGATGTACTCGCGGCTCCACCCTGTGATCCGGGCGACGGTGGCCTGGGCGCCGCGCTCGTCGGTTTGACCGAGGGCGGCGAGGGCTTCGGCCTGGAGGTCTTTGCGCGCGGCGTCGAGGGCCGCTTCGGCGTCGCGGTAGCGCTGGGCGGCGAGTTCGAGGTTGGTGGTGTCCATGGGGGCCATCTTGCCTGACCCTATTGGCCAACTCAATGAGCCAACACGGTTGACACAGTGAACCGAGTAGGCCAACATAGTTCACACAAGGCGACGGACGAACCCGAGGAGCAGCCCCCATGGCCACGATCTACCAGCGCACCGAGAACGGCACGACCACCACCGTCCCCCAGGCCGAGGGCCTCGCCGAGATCAACCACGCGATGATGGGCGGCCGGCGCCAGGTCCGGACGATGTCCTCCATCACCCGCACCGACTACGACATCACGTACAAGGACGGCCGGAACGTCCGACTGACGCTGATCGACAACGCGTGCGGCAACCAGGACGGCCGCGACGTATGCACCCGGCACGACGGGCACCCCGGACCCCACCGGAACAGCGACAGGTGCGAGCCGCAGGCCCGCCGCTGGGTCGGCGACGAGGAGCGGGCCGAGGCCGACGCCCCACACTTCTCCTTTGGCGACCTGGTCATGACGGACCGCGGGCCGGGGAAGGTCGCGAGGGTCATCAGCGTGCCGCGCTCGGACGCCACCCGAATCACCCGGTACACCGTCGAGTTGGACGGGGGCGGGGAGATCGACACGCACGAGTCCGGCGTGCGCCCCGTCGAGCCGCAGGCCACCGAGAGCCCCGCGCGGCCCAACCTTCAGACGCACACCGGTGTCGTCCACGCCTCCGGGGCGCGCACCAAGGCGCTGCCCGTCGGACGGGCCCCGAAGTGCTGCGCCTCGCGCTCGGCCCTCGCCCGGTACCACTTCCTCATCCCGACCGAGCAGGCTGTCACCTGCCGCAGGTGCCTGGCCGCCCTGGCGAAGGAAGCCTCCCGCAGCTAACCCGAGAGGCGGCCCGGTGGCGGGCCGCCTCCCCCACCCACCCTTGGAAGCCCGCATGGAAGCCTGCCGCAACGCCGCCCATCGAGCCAACTACAGCGCCTTCAACGGATACCACCGGACCCCGTCCCCGTACTCCCAGGTGCGCTGCCACACCTGCGGAGCCGTCTGGCGGACGAAGGCGGCCTACGTCAACGAGCTGCCGGACTCGCCACCGCTCCGCGCCTGCCGGGCGTGCGCCCGCGCCGCAGACACGGCGTGCCGCATCTGCCACCAGGCGTACTGCGGGAACTGTCTGACCGATCACCACCACGAGGGCTACGGAAGCCCCGCGACGGGCTGACTACGTGGGGGCGGTCCACTCGTCCGGGCCGCCCCCACGCCACTCGATCACCAACGACCGCGCCACGTCCGTCTCGTCGATCCCCTCCAGCCCTGCCCGCCGCAGGAACTCCGCCACGTCGCCGAGACCGTGCGCGAGGCCGAGGATCTCCCCGTCGACCCGCACGCGCCGGCCGCCGGTCGGGGACGGCGGGTAGACGACGATCGGCAGGTGAGCGGCCATGCCCCGAGCCTGGCCCGCTGGGATCAGCCCCACCCGCTGAGCGCAGCCATTTAGGGCATCCCAGCGCTCCCGCTCCGAGCCTCGGTGCGGGAGCGCGAGCATGACCACGCGAGGCAGGCAGTCAGCCCTTCCCCTCGTAGTTCGCCAGCGCGAGCCCCAGCCCGAAGAAGGTGGGCGCCCACTCGCCGACGTAGATGCCCCATCGGTCGGCACGGTCCACACCGTGCGATTCGGCCTTGGCCGAGGTCACCCATGAGGCGACGGACAGGCCGATGGAGACGAAGGCGGCGCAGTAGGCGTGCTCGCTCTTGAGACCCTTGTCGTGCAGACCCTTGACGATCATGGCTCTCCTTGCTTGTAGAAGCCGTGTCCCTCCAGACTCACCCGGATGGCCGACACCCGCATCTCGACAGCCCACCGCCCCCGCTTAGGAGGACCGGGCGGAGACGCCCGCGTGCGGTCAGTCCTCGCCGAGGAGCCAGTCGATGTCCTCGACCGTGCGCCACACGTCCAGCTCAGCCGGGGCCAGGGCCCAGACGGCTGCGCGCTCCGCGAGACGCTCGTAGGTCGAACCGGCCTCGGCGAGGAGCGCGGCCCGCTGGGCCCGGAGCTGGGCCGGGGTGCGGCGGATCAACGTCGGCCGGGCGCTCACTGAGCGGCCCCGGGCTCATCTGCCATCTGCCGCAGCCGGTCACGGGCACCAGCCATGTCCGCCGGAAGGGCGTCCGCAGCCTCCCGGAGCACCGCCGCCCGGTACGCGGCGAGCATCCTCTCCGCCTCACCCCACGGAACGCAGCGCTTCTCCGCGACCGGGTTGTACGGCGGATCGGACAGGTCGGACAGGATCGCGATCCGGGGATCGGTCGTCGTGGTCACTGGCTCTCCTTGTGGCTCGGGCTGGGGCCGGCGCTTCTTACGCGGCTGCTTGGGGTTCGCCTCGAAGAACGCGGCCACCTGGTCCTGGCGGAACCGTGGCCGCGTACTGCCGCCCTCGCCCTCGACGGGCGCAGGGAAGATGCCGGTCCGCCGGTACGTATGCACCGTCTGGCGGCTAACCCCGTGCTCCGCCGCGATCTCGGTGATGGTCATCAAGCGCGGGCTCCCCTCTGCGTCAGGGCTCTTGGGCACGGCAACATCCTCCCTGGTCTACTTGACGTTGTAAAGCAGACCGTGCACTCTGGAACGGCACCAACAAGACGGCCCCGGTCGGTGTGTGGAAGCCCGACCGGGGCCAGCCACCGCCTGCGCACACAGGAGATGACCCATGCAGGGTACCGACGCACCGCTCGGCCCGAGCGGCTACCAGCCCCGCCGCCGCGAGGCCGCGATCCGCGCGCTCCTCCTCGTCGCCGCCGAGCTGCTCGCCGGAAACACCGAGCGCGACTTCGCCGAGCCCGACCGCGAAGCCCTCCTCCACGACCTCACCGGCAGCCGCGGCCCCCTCTACAGCGCCCTCGCCGACCGCACCCCCGCCCTCACCGAGCCCATCACGGCCGGGGAGTACCGCCTCCGCCTCCTCGCCCTCGCCTCCCTCGGCCGCGACACCGGCACCCTCGCCGCCTGCCGCGCCGACTACGAGGCCGCGCGCCCCGCCCGCGAGGCGTACGCCGAGCAGACGCGGGGCGCGAAGTGAGGTGGCTCGAAGCGCTCTTCGGCGACGGCCAGGCGCGCGCCGCGAAGTACGACGCGCCGTCCGCGACCGACCAGGCCGCCGCGAAGGACCGCGCCACCCGGTAGAAGCGCCGCGCCGCCGACCGCCGTCGCAACGCGAAGGCCGAGGCCCGCTTCGAGGCCCGAGACCGCGGCATCTACGGCTGACCCACCCCCACCGACCGGCCGCCCCGGACTTCCCAGCCCGGGGCGGCCCCCTTCCGGCTCCGGAGGACGCACCCCCGTGAAGACCCGCACCGTCCAGCGCAGCCGCCTCGTGCCGCACACCGTGGACGGCCGTACCGAACTCGTTCTCGACCGCTACGAGGAGGAACAGCCCGCCCCGCCCCGCGACCTCGACCACGCCGTCCTCAACGCCGTCACCGGCGGCGCCACGCTCCTCGTCGCCATCAGCGTCGCCTGGTCCACCGTCAGCATCGGCGACCTCCTCGCCCGCACCGTCCCCATGCCGTCCCTCGGCTACGGCGCCGCCCTAGCCTTCGACGTCGCGTGGATCATGTGCATGGCCCTGGAATGGCTCAGCCGATACGACGCCGCCCGTGCCCGCCTGTACGTGTGGGCCGGACACGCCGCGCTCGCCGTCGCCGTCGCGGCCGTCGTCACGCACGGCATCGTCGAGGACCAGGTTGCGGGCGGCGTCCTCGCCGCCGCCGTGTCCGTGCTCGCGAAGGCGACCTGGGCGCTCGTGATGCGGCAGCACGCGAAGGTCTTGGACCCGCTCACCGAGCAGTGGGTCGACAAGCAGCGTGCGAAGGCCGGCGCCCAGCTCGCGATGGTGCCCGTACGGCGGCAGCTCGCGCGGATGCAGGCCGCCGTCGCCGCCGAGACCGCCGCGCTCGACACCGCGCAGGCCCGCGCCCGAGCCGAGCAGGCGCAGGCGGACGCCGATCCGGACCGTCCGGACGACGAAGCGGACGACGAGGACGACAACGTCCTCCCCCTCGTCGGCAAGCGCCTCACCGTGAAGGACGCGGTCCGGACCGCCGTCGACTCCGGCCTCGATGACGCGGACGCGGTCCTCCGCTACGTGCGCACCGCCGCCGACCCGAACGTGAAGAGCGAGACCGTCGCCCGGTACCTGCGCGCCGCCCGGATCGCCGGATGAACGACAAGCCGAAGCCGATCACCCCGACCCGGATCATCCCCGGCGGCGCCGCGCTCCCCGGCCGGGCACCGCAGCCCGGCGAACTCCCGCCGTGGCGTACCCCGCCCCCGCCTCCCCGCCCGCCCGCGACACCGCCCGCACCGCCTCCGCCACCGGCCCCTGTGCCTCCGCCCGCGCAGATCGAGGTCCGCGTCGTCGTGGACCTCGCCCCGCCCCCCGAGGTCGAGGAGGAGCGGCCCGGCGCGCTCGCGCGGCTGTGGGCGCAGGTCGCGTCATGGCGCGTGGCCGTCGCTGCCGGGGCCGCGCTGCTGCCGTGGCTCGGCGGGAGCAGCCCCGTCACCGCCTGGGCCCACACCCTGCACACCGCCCGCGAAGAGGCCGGCCTCGGCGCCGCCTACGTCATCGCCGGGGTCGCCCTCGGCGGCGCCGTCCTCGTCTACCGCCGCAGTGCGGGCCGCGCGGTGCCCGCTTTCCTCCTTGTCACCGCCAGCGTCGGCGCCCTCGGCGTCCTCTCGTGGTGGGACCCGATCCAGGTTTTGACCGGAGTGACCCGATGACCGCTACCACAACCCTCACCATCGGCGGGCTCCTCGCCGCGCTCCTCGTCCTCGTCGCGAACCTGTACCCGTGGTGGACAGGGAAGCGGCAGATGAAGCAACTCAGCAGCTTCGGGAAGGGCTTCGGCGGCGCTGCGCTCGCCGCATCCTGCCCCGGCGGCATCCTCGGGTGGGTCCACTCCCACACGGGCGGCATCGCGAACTCGGTCGGGGAGAAGGCGGGGAGCGTCGGCACCGGCACCTCCTCTGCCGCTGGGCTCAGCGCGGGGCGGCTCGTTGGGCTCTCCGCGACGGGTGCTGTTGTGGTCGCGGTCGGCGTCTTCCTCCTGGTCCTGTCGTGGAAGGGCAGCGGCGCGAAGGAGAAGAAGAGGATCGTGGGCGGCGCCTTCGTCGGCTCCGTCTTCCTCCTGACCGCTGGCGTCGCGGGCCTCCTCGGCTGGCTTCCCGCCGCCCTCAACTCGACCGGCGACCAGATCGTGGCCGCGGTACAGGGGGCGATGTGAACGCGGCCTGTCTGCCCCGCGCCGTCTCGCGCCGCATCCTCTGCGGCGCCGACCGGCTCGCGCGCGGCTCCACCCTCCTCGCCCGCCGCATCGCCGCGTGCCTCGCCGAGTGGGTCGCCCGCGGGCGCCGCCACGACCTGGCCGGATGGCGTGCCGCGCTCGGCCCGCTCCTGCGCCTCGCGCTCCTCACCGGGCTCGGGTGGCTCGTCTGGCGTCTGCTCCAGGCCCGAATCTGGTGGCTGACGTGGAGCCTCGCCGCGCTCTGGGTGGGCACCGCCTGGGCGCTCACCCGCGAGCCCAAGGACGAAGGGACGGCCGAGGGCAAGCAAGGCGAGGCGGAGGAGGGGGAGCCGGGCCCTGACCGGGACGACGTCGTCGCCCTCCTTCGCGCGCTCGCCGGGGACCGCCCTGGGGTGCACCTCTCCACCGTCCTCGGCCACCTCCAAGAGCACGGGCAAGCGGCCGGCTGGCGGGTGACGGATGTGCGGCTCCGGCTGGAGGCCCTGGGCATCGCTGTGGAACCCAAGCTCAAGGTGGGGCGGGTACCGAAGCGAGGGGTCGCCGTGACCGCGCTCGACGCCCTCCCCCCGCTCGACGACCACGAGGAATCTCCCGACGCATCTCCCGCCGTCTGACCTGCGAAGTCTCCCGCGCTCTCCCCTCAGTCTCCCGCCCCTCTCCCCGTCTAGGGAGAGGGGTTTTTGGGGCATCTATGGGGCCTTCTCATATACCCCCTGGGGGTATTACTCCTACCTATGGCCAACGCTTACCGAGCACGGCCCCCGCACCCCGGAGACCCCCGTGGCCCCAACCTGGACCCTCCATCACGGAGACGCCCTGACGCTCCTTCCGACGCTCATCAACCCTGTCGACGCGGTGATCTGCGACCCGCCGTACAACAGCGGCGGGCGCACGATGACCGCCCGCACCGCCCGTACCGCCCGCGAGAAGTACCTCACCGAGGGCGGGCGCCTCCACGGCTTCGACCTCGGCACCTTCACCGGCGACAACCGCGACCAGCGCGCCTACACCTCGTGGCTCTCGCAGATCCTCGCGCACTGCTACCGCCTCACCCGGCCCGGCGGTGCTGCCCTCGTCTTCACCGACTGGCGCCAGCTCGCCGCCACCACCGACGCCCTCCAGGCCGCCGGATACACCTGGCGGGGCATCGCCGTCTGGCTCAAGCCGATCGCCCGCCCCCAGCCCGGACGCCTCAAGCAGGACTCCGAATTCATCGTCTGGGGCTCGGCGGGCGCGATGATCCCCGGCACCGACCCGGTCTACCTGCCGGGCCACTTCACCGGCAGCCAACCCCGCGGCAAAGCCCGACAGCACATCACCCAGAAGCCCCTCGACGTCATGCAGCAGCTCGTCCGCATCGCCCCGCCCGGCGGGACCGTCCTCGACCCCTTCGCCGGGTCCGGAACCACCGGAGCCGCCGCCCTCACGGAAGGCCGCAGCTTCATCGGCATCGAACAGTCCGCCTCCTACGCCGAGGTAGCACGCGCCCGTCTCGCTTCCCATTCCGGCCATGTCCCGGGTGCTCGCGCGGCAGACTGAGGGCATGCGCGTACAGCTTCATGGTGGGCCCCTCGACGGCGAGCATGTCGACGTAGACCCCGCCGACCCCGACCCGTTAATCGCGATCATCGCGGACGGCTGTTCCGAGCCCGGCGGGCGATCCGTCTACGCTCCCGACCGCGAGGGCGCGTGGCGGTGGGAGCGGGACCTACCGTGGGACGCGATGTGAAGTGGTTGCCGCTGCCCAGGAGGCGCGCTCGGCCCGCTACCGTGCCGGGGCCACCGTCGTTCGCTGTGCTGGAGCACGACCTCCTCGGCGTCCCGCCTGCTACGGGTGTCGCCCACATGCAGCTCGTGCTGCGCCGCGCCGGGACCTGCTTCGCCCACGACCCGATCGCCGACCTCACCGAGTCCGGCCGGGCACACTGCGGCGGATGCGGGCGACCGCTCCACCTCGACGAGGCAGGGTCGTGGAGCCTCGTTGAGGATCGTCAAAGCTTGACGTAGCTGGTGATCTTGCCGCACACTCGGCGGCAGATCCGGCATGCCCGGAAACAGAAGGCCCGCCCAGCGCGGGCCTTTCCGCTTTCCCCGAACCCCCAGCACACCAGGCCGCGCGCGGACATCATGAGCCCCATGAACCGCACCGCCATAGCCGCCGTACTCATCACGGCCTGCGCCGCGCTCACCGCGTGCAGCAGCGACAGCGGCACCGACAGCAAGTCCACCCCCGCCGCCTCGACGCCCGGCCCCGACATGTCGTCAGCCGAAGCCGCGGCCGGCATCCCTCCGGAGCCCACCGGCGCCGACCGCAAAGCGCTCCTCCTCGCCCTCCGCGCGGTCGCCCCGAAGGCGGCAGACGAGGCGCACGAGGACAAGGCGATCGACGCGGCACGCAACCAGTGCGCGGCGATCAACGGCGGCGGCACGAACCTCGATTCGACCGCTGCCGCGCGCTTCTCGTACGACGGCGTGACGACGACCGAGGCGCAGGGCAAGGCGATCAACGCGGCGCTCAAGGCGTCGGGCTTCTGCAAGGTGTAGATCCCCGCCCACCACAGACCGGGCCCGGCCGTACACCCCCGTGACGGCCGGGCCCTCGCACGTCCGGAGGTGCCCGTGGCTCTCCGACGAGACCAGCGCCGGATCACCGACGAGGACCGGTCCGCCGTGCGCGCGCTGCACGCCGAAGGACTCGGCCGCAACGAGATCGCCCGCCGGATCGGGCGTGGCTCGCGCACCGTGAGCGTCCTCGCCGCCGAGCTGGGCCTCAGCTTCGACCGCACCCACACCGCCATCGCAACGGAGGCCCGCGTGATCGACGCCAAGGCGCGCCGCGCCGCCCTCGTCCAGCGTGCGTACACCCGCGCGGAGAAGATTTACGACCGCCTCGAAGCCGATGCCGGACCAGTGGGGTACGACTTCACTGCGACCAGCGTCAACGGCATCGAGACGAAGAACCTGAACCACGTCCCCGCCCAGGACGAGCGCGCGCTCGCCCTCGCAGCCGGCGCGCACCTCGCCCAGGCCGCGAAGCTCGAAGCGCTCGACGGCGACCCCGGTCTCGACGCCGCGAGGTCGATGCTCGGCGGGCTCGCCGAGGGCCTGCGCCGGATCGCCGAGGCCCCGGAGGACACCGGGGAGGGCTGACCATGCTGGACGCCCTGCCGCTGTCCCGGAAGCAGATCCGCAGCGTCGCGGCAGCGAGCGCGCGCATCAACATCTGGCACGGCGCGATCCGGTCGGGGAAGACGGTCGCCTCGCTGATCGCCTTCCTCATCGCGGTCAGTACGGCGCCGGCCTCCGGGCTCATCGTGATCGTGGGGCGCTCGCTCCAGACCATCGAGCGGAACGTCCTCGACCCGCTCCAGGACGACGCGCTCTTCGGCCCGATCGCCCGCCAGGTCGTCCACACCCGGGGCGCGACCGTCGCCACGATCCTCGGCCGCACCGTGCACCTCGTCGGCGCGGCGGACTCCCGCGCGGAGGGACGTCTGCGCGGCCTGACCGCGTGTCTGGCGTACGTGGACGAGGCCACGCTGATCCCGCGCGGCTTCTGGAATCAGCTCCTCGGCCGCCTGTCGGTGCCGGGCGCGAAGCTCATGGCGACGACCAACCCGGACAACCCCGGGCACTGGCTCCGCCGCGAGTTCCTCGACCGCGAGGGTGACCTCGACCTCCGCTCGTGGCACTTCACCCTCGACGACAACCCAGCCCTCGACGCCGCGTACGTCACGTCGCTCAAGAGCGAGTACACGGGCCTCTGGTACCGACGCTTCATCGCCGGGCACTGGGTGCAGAGCGAAGGCGCGATCTACGAAACCTTCGACCCCGCGCGGCACGTCGTACGGGACCTGCCGCGGATCGACCGGTGGGTGTGCGACGCGATCGACTACGGCACCGTCAACCCGTACGCCGACGTCCTCCTCGGCGTCGGCGCAGACCGGCGCCTCTACGTCGTCAGCGAATTCCGCTGGGACTCGCGGCGCGAGCGGCGGTCCCTCACCGACGCCGAGTACTCGAAGGCACGGCGCGGCTGGCTCGCGCGGGTGCCGCAGCCGGAACAGAACATCGTCGGCGTGGCCCCGGAGTGGACGATCGTGGACCCGTCCGCGTCGTCGTACATCGAGCAGCTCCACCGCGACGGCGTGCGCGGCGTACAGCCCGCGGACAACGCGGTCCTCGACGGCATCCGCACGGTCTCCTCGCTGTTCTCCTCCGACCTGCTCCGCGTGCACGACTCCGCGCGCGGGCTGATCGACGAGCTGCCCGGGTACTCCTGGGACGACACGGCGGCCGAGCGCGGCGAGGACAAGCCGATCAAGGAGAACGACCACTCGTGCGACGCGCTGCGGTACGGGGTCCGTACAACCGAGAGCCTGTGGCGCCCGTACCTGCCGACTCAACTGGAGGTGGCCGCCTGATGGCTGAGCAGCCCATTACCCCTGACGTCGCGATCGAGACGGCGGCGCGGCTCCTCCGCGCGGCCGAGTTGGAGACCAACCTCGCGATGATGGAGCGGCTCGACGATCTCGCCACGTCCTGGCTGAGCATGGCCGCGCTTCTTCTGGAGAAGGAGGCGGTCTGATGGCTACGGAGGTCACCCTGCCGGTGCACGTCCGCGTAGGCGAAGCCGAAGGCTGCTTGGGCGAACTCACCGTTGAGGCCACGGGCGGGACGGTGCGTGGCGAGGACGTTCTCCACCAGCTCGCGGCCTTCTTCCGCGAGGCCGCCGACGTCATCGAGCACCCCACCGAGGACGACGACGAGGAGGTGCCGGATGCCGCTGCCCACGGGTAACGTTCCCTGGCCCCCGCCCCAGCTCTCGCCCGCCCTCACCCTCATGGACACCTGGGACACCTGGTGGTCCGGCGACGTCGACCGCCTGGAGCAGCTCTACGGCGGCGGCACCGGTGCCGGCCCCGACCCGCGCCGCCACCAGTTCTCCGGCGGCGTAGTCGGCCGCATCGCCCGCTGGTGGTGGGGCACCCCCACCTCGCCCGGCGAGCGCCGTACGAAGCTCCACGTCCCCCTCGCCGGGGACATCTGCGCGGGCAGCGCGGACCTGCTCTTCTCCGAGCCGCCCACGTTCACCGTTGACGACGAGGACACGCAGGCCCGGCTCGACGAGCTGACCGACGAGGGAATGCTCTCCACCCTCCAGACCGGCGCCGAGATCGGCAGCGCCCTCGGCGGTGTCTACCTGCGCCCGGTCGTCGACACCAAGATCTCGGACCACGCCTGGACCGACATCGTGCACGCCGACCGCGCCGTACCGGAATTCGTATGGGGACGCCTCTCCGCCGTGACCTTCTGGAGCGTCGTACGCGAGGAAGACGGTCAAGTCTGGCGCCACCTGGAGCGGCACGAGCCCGGCTTCGTGCAGCACGGCCTCTACCAGGGCACACGCGCGAAACTCGGACGGGCGGTGCCTCTGGAGGACGTCCCGGCGACCGAGGGCTTCGCGCCGCTCGTAGGCGAGTTCGGAGAGATCGAGACCGGCTACGAGGGCCTCGACGTCTCCCACGTCCCGAACCAGACGACCCGCCGGTGGCGCCGAGACGCGTACCTCAAGGACTTCGGCCGGTCCGACCTCGACGGCGTCGAGCCGCTCATGGACCAGCTCGACGAAACCTACAGCTCCTGGATGCGGGACATCCGCATCGGCAAGGGCCGCATCCTCGTGCCGGAGGCGTACCTGGAGTCGTCCGGCCCCGGCCAAGGGGCACGCTGGAACCCGGACCGGGAGGCGTTCGCCGGGCTGAACATGCTGGCGCGCGCGGACAGCGGGCAGCAGCTCACCGTGGCCCAGTTCGCCATCCGTGTCCAGGAGCACCGCGAGACCGCCGAGGACCTCGTGAACCAGATCCTCCGGAGCGCCGGTTACTCCGGGCAGACCTTCGGGATCGGCGGGGACGTCGCGGTCACCGCGACCGAGGTCGTCTCCAAGGAGCGCCGCTCCATGACGACTCGGGGCCGCAAAGTCTTGCGGTGGCGGCCCGCGCTCGCGCACCACGTCGAGGCGCTCCTCGCGGTGGACCGGCGCGTCTTCGGCGGCGCCAGTCAACCGCAGCGCCCCACCGTCGAGTTCGCCGACAGCGTGCAGGAGAGCCCGCTCAGCCTGGCCACCACCGCCGAGACCCTCCGCCGCGCACAGGCCGCGAGCACGGAGACCCTCGTCCGGATGACCCGGCCCGAGCTGGACAAGGACGAGGTGACCGTCGAGGTCGCGCGCATCCACCGCGAGCAGGGCATGTCGGTCCCGGACCCGATGCAGGCCGGGGCTCTTCCGTAGGAGGTGCACGGTGCCGGTATCGCCTGCGCTCGCCGAGGACCTCGCCGCGCGCATCGCCGACCTGTACGAGGCCGCCGAGGGCGCGATGCTCGACCGCATCCGTACGGCCCTCGCGGAGGGCATCGACTCCCCGGTCTGGGTGGAACTCAAGCTCGCGGCGCTCGGCAACCTCCAGGCCGCGATCCAGACCGTCATCGACGCGCTCGCCCTCGACGCGTCCGGCGCGATCCACGAGGCCGTCGCCGAGGCGTACGACCGCGGGCAGCAGGCAGCCGCCGCCGAGCTGGGCGCGGTCGCGACCGGTCAGGCGGCGGTGGCCGCCGACGTGCTGCCGACCGCGCCGGCCGTGGACAGGCTCGCGGCGGCGCTCGTCGCCGACACCGGGCCCGTGCACCAGCGGGTGCTGCGGGTCGCGATGGACACGTACCGAGACGTCATCACCCGCGCGTCAGCCGCTCCGCTGCTCGGCGCGCAGACGCGGCGCCAGGCCGCGCAGTCCGCGCTCGACGCCTTCGCGGACAAGGGCGTGACCGGCTTCATCGACGCGCGGGGCCGTGGCTGGGACATGCGGTCGTACGTGGAGATGGCGACGCGGTCGGTGGTCGGGCGGGCGGCGGTGGAGGCGCACACGGATCGCCTCGCGGCTGCGGGCGTGGATCTGGTGGTGGTGTCGCGGGCGCCGGAGGAGTGCCCCCTGTGCAAGCGCTGGGAGGGCAAAGTGCTGGCGCGGGCAGGGGCGCCGGGCGCGCGGACGGTGAGCGTGGAGCACGCGGCGGAGGACGGCCGGACGGTGGCCGTTGACGTTGCGGGTTCACTGCCGGAGGCGCGGGCGGCGGGGCTCCTTCATCCGAACTGTCGGCACTCGGTGAGCGCCTTCGTTCCCGGTGTCTCGCGGGTGCCGGAGTCGGTGCCGGCGCGGGCGACGTACGAGCAGTCGCAGCAGCAGCGGTATCTGGAGCGGCAGGTGCGGCGGTGGAAGCGGCGGGCGGCGGCGTCCCTGGACGACGGTGCCCGTACGGCGGCGACCGCGAGGGTGCGCGCGTATCAGGCCCGTATCCGGGAGCTGGTCGCGGATACGGGCCTGCCGCGTAAGAGCCACCGCGAGCAGGTCGCGGCAGCGCGCTAGTTGCCCTCCAGCAGGACGCCCTCCGGCAGTAGATCCGTCTGCCGCAGGTGCGCAGCGATTTCCCTGATGCCGTTGATGTAGCCGTTCTGGTACGCCGCTTCGGACGCGAGCGGGCTGTCCTCCTCCAACCGCTCAGCCCAGCCGTCTATCCACTGGGCGATCGCCAGGTGGTTCCTGTAGATCGCCGCATCGTCTCCGCGAAGTGCTTCCTGCGCCCGCTCCGGATTCCAATCCGCGAGCCGGTCCTTGTCGAAGTCGAGCAGTCGCTCGTCGCTCTGTTCCATGCGCGAACGCTACTGGCGTGCCGCGCCCTACGTCTGCCGTTCGCCAGGTGCGGACGGATTTGCACAACCGCTCCGGCAGGCCCGGGGCGCCCCTACGCGCACCAGGAGTGCACGATGCAGAAGAAGCACCTCGCCCGCTACGCCCTCGCGGGCGCCGGCTGGGCTCACCCCTACGCCACCGGCCCTTTCGACCCGTGGCTGTACGCAGACGGCGGGGACGGAGGCGACTCCGGCACCGACGACAGCGGCAACGCTGACGACGGCGGCGACGACGACCAGGACGACGACGCCGGGGCAGTCGACGACGCGGACGACAAGGACCAGGGCGAGAAGCCCAAGCCCAAGCCGCCCGCGAAGAAGCCTGCCGACGACGACCCGGCCGCGACGATCGCCCGGCTCCAGAAGGAGCTGAAGACGGCGAACGGCGAGGCCGCGAAGGCGCGCACGTCCGCGAAGAAGGCCGCCGCCGACGAAGCCCGCACGGAGATCGTGCAGGAACTCGGCAAGGCGCTCGGCCTGATCAAGGACGACAAGGACACGCCGCCCGACCCGGCCGCGCTCACCGCGCAGATCGAGAGGGCGACGGCCGCGCACCGGGAGACGGCCGTGGAGCTGGCGGTGTACCGGGGCGCGTCGAAGCACGGCGCCGACCCCGACGCCCTCACCGACTCCCGCGCCTTCCTCCGCTCGATCGCCGACCTCGACCCGGCCGACGAGGGCTTCTCGAAGAAGGTCAACGCCGCGATCAAGCAGGCCGTGACCGACAACCCCAAGCTCAAGGCCGCCGCCCCGGCGCCCGGCCGCATGGGCGCGGACTTCTCCGGCGGGTCCGGAGGCAAGGCCGCAGACGACTCGATCGACGCTCACCGCGAGCGGCGCCGCAAGCAGCGCGGCGGCTGAGCGCGAGCACCCAGACAGAGAGGGCCCCCGATGGCCAACACCTTCCTCACCCCCGACAACATCGCACGCCGCGCGCTCGCGACGCTGTACGAGACGACGCACATGGCGCAGCTCGTGCACCGCGACTACGAGGCCGACTTCGCCGGCCGCCAGGGCGACACGATCACCGTGCGGAAGCCCGCAGTCTTCACGGCCACGGAGTTCAACCGCACCACCGGGATCGTGCCGCAGAACGCGACGGAGAGCGGCTTCCCCGTGGTCCTGAACCACCTGCCCGACGTCAGCTTCACGGTCACGACCGAGCAGCTCACCCTGGAGATCGACGACTTCGGCGAGCGGCTCCTCGACCCGGCGATGGAGGCGATGGCACAGAAGATCGACCGCGACATCCTCAGCCTCCGCAGCGACATCACCCAGACCGTGGGCGAAGTCGCCGAGAACACCGGCGGCGAGAACTACAACTACCCCGGGGGCGCGTACCCGTGGTCAGACTCCCGCGTCCTCATCGAGGCCGGCGCGCTCCTCGACACGAAGAACGTCCCGGCCGCTGACCGCAACGTGGTCGTCGGCCCGCGCACGAAGGCGCGGTGGATGGCCGAGAAGATCTGGCGCGCTTCCGACCAGCGGGGCAGCACGGTCGGGCTCACCGAGGCGCAGTTCGGCGCGAACGCGAGCGGCTTCACGCCGTACATGTCGCAGAACATCGCGGGCCCCGCGGCCGACCCGGAGACGGGCGAGCCGACCACCGAGGTCGACGTCGCGTTCCACCGCACCGCGTTCGCGCTGGTCACCCGCACCCTGGAGATCCCGCCGGGCGCTCAGGACGCGGCGATCGTGCCGTACAAGGGTTTCGCGCTCCGCGTGGTCTACGACTACGACATCAAGTTCAAGCAGACCGTCGTCTCGGTCGACTGCCTGTACGGCGTGAAGACCCTCGATCCCAACCGTGCCGTCCTCATCAAGGGAGCCGATGCCGCATGATCCGCTACCGCAACGAGAACAACGGCGAGGTCGTCGAGCGCGAGAAGCCGGACGCCCGCCTCGACTTCCTCACCAACTGGGAGCGCCTGGAGGACGGCGAGACCCCGGGCCCGGTGAAGCCGGACGGTGTCCTCTCGCGCCCGCAGGTGTCCCCGGGCGTGGCCGAGCAGGACGCCACGGACGAGGAGCTGGAGGAGCGCGAGGCCGACGAGCCGCCTGCCCGCTCGGCGTCGAAGGCCGAGTGGCAGGAGTACGCCCGCGAGCGCGCGGTCTCCGACGAGGAGCGTGCCGAGGTCGACACGCTGACGAAGGAGCTGCTCGTCGCGAAGTACGGGACGGTGGCCGATGGCTGACCTCGTCACGAACGTCGCGAAGGGGCGGTTCGTGCACTACGGGGCGACGGCGCAGGCGGGCACCGGCGGGGCGAAGCTCGTCGCGGTGGTGCTCGCGGCGTCGGGCCTGCCCACGGACGACGCGCTCCAGGACGCGGACACGCTCGCCGCGATCCTCGCGACGGCGACGGAGCAGACCGCGATGGGCCGCAAGGCGCTCGCGGGGGTCACGGCGGCGGTCAACGACACGACGAACAGCGCCTCCGTGGACGCTGGAGACGTGACGTGGACCGCCGCGAGCGGACCCGCCACCGGGAAGCTCGTCATCGCCTTCGACCCCACCGGCAGCAGCGCGGACAGCGCGCTGATCCCGCTGACCGTGCACGACTTCGCGGTCACGCCGGACGGCACGGACATCACCGCGCAGATCGCCACGGCGGGGCTGGCGGTCTCCGAGAACGCGTGAGGGCGGAGGTGGGGCGGCATGGCCCGGCTCTGGACCTGCGGCTTCGAGTTGCAGTCGGCCGCCGCGCTGGTGGAGATTCAGGACTCCAACGGGAGCCCGGCGATCTCCACCAGCATCCACCGTCCCGGAGGTCTCGCCTCGCTGCGGGTCGTGCCCACGGGCCCGACGCAGTACGTCGAGATGCAGCTTACGAGCGGTGTGGTCATGCGGACCTTCCACCGCTTCTACCTGTACATCACCGCTCTCCCCGCCGCCGACACCAACATCTACGGCATCGGGCAGAGCGGCTACTTCCCCGGCGTCGTACGCCTGACGCCCACGGGCGCGCTCCAGCTCCGCGACAACCAGGCCCTCATCAACCTCGGGCCCGCCACCGCGCCGCTCGCCCTCGGGCAGTGGCACCGGATCGAGCTGGACTACACCGACACCGCCGGGACCGTCACGGCCGGAACCGCTCCCTTCTGCGGCTACCTCAACGGCACGCTCTTCGCCGACACGCTGTGCTCGAACATCAACGGCTTCTCCCGCGTCCGCATGGGCGCGATCCAGGCCGCGAGCGGCATGGACATCTGCATCGACGACGTCGCCGTCAACGACGACACCGGCACTTCGCAGACCGGCTTGCCTGGGGCAGGCACCGTCGTCCACCTCCGCCCCGCCGGGGCCGGGGACGCGAACGGGTGGGCCACCGCGGTCGGGGGGACCGCGGGTGCCGCGAACAACTGGGCACGCGTCTCGGAGATCACCCCGGACGACGCGACGTCCTACAACCAGACAGCGGCGAGCGGTACCGCGACCGACGACTTCACCCTCTCCTCCGCGTCCGCCGCAGGAATCGGCGGGACGGACGCGGTCCGCCTGGTCGCCGTGGGCGCTCGGGTCGGCTCGACGGCGACAACGGCCGCGAGCATCGTGACCCGGGTCAAGGGCCAGTCCGGCGGCACGGTCGCCGAATCGCCCTCGACGAGCGTTGCGGTGAACGGGTGGGCCACGAACAGGGCGACGGTGCCGCGCCTGTACCAGCTCACCACGTACGCCAACCCCCAGACCGGCACGGCCTGGACGCGGGCCGCGCTCGGCACGGCGCAGATCGGCTACCGGGCGAACGTCTCGCAGACGACCGTGCGGCGGGTGAGCGCGCTGTGGGCGCTCGTCGAGTACGCCCACCCCGAGACCGTCGTGCAGCTCGGCGCCGCCCACGAGCACGCGGCCAGGCTCCGCCTGGTCCTGCCCTTCGGGGCCGCGCTTCGCGACGACTTCGCGGACGGCGTGCTCGACGAGGCGCGGTGGCCGGACTCGTACGGGGCGGTCAGCGAGAGCGGCGGCGAGGCCATCGTCTCCTCGACCACCGACTACGCGGGCTATGCCTCCGCGACTGCGTACCGGCTCGCCGACTCCGGCGTGTTCTGCCGGGTCACCCCGGCGCCGGCCGGGACCGCGAGCGAGGCGTGGACGCAGGTCCTCGTCACCACGGCGAACATGGGCACGGACGCGGTCGTTGAGGTCGACGCCGTGCACGGGCTCCTCAGCTTTTCGGCGCGCGCGGGCTACTACGACCCCGACCGCGTCAGCCTCCCGTACGACCCCGAAGAGCACGCCTGGGTGCGCATCCGCGCGACCGGCGACACCCTTCTGTGGGAGACGGCGCCGGACGGTGCGGTGTGGACCGTGCAGCGCTCGTCCCCGGCCCCGGCCTGGGTGCTCGACGGGACGCCTCTCCAGGTGCAGCTCACCACCCACCGTGACGCGGGCGCGAGCGGCGAGGCGCGGTTCGCCGCGTTCAACATCGCGCCGCCGCACATCGTTCGCCCGGCGGCGACCGCGCGTACGACGGACCAGGCCCTCCCGGTGACGGCCGTCGCGCACGCGGCCCTCGGGGCGGCCCTCGAGGTCGAGTACGGCACTGCGGCGAGCTGGTCGCGGCGCGCGACGCTCGGCACGGCGGCCACCACGGGGGCAGCGCATCCGGTCGGGCACCGGCGCACAGCCCCGCTGCTCGCCGCCCCTGTGGCCGAGCGGGCGGGCGAGCTGACGGCCCGGCACCGCGCGGCGGCGGCACC